TCATTGTCTCGACGCCGCCGGAAGAGATGGAATCACCGTCAACCTTGATTGCCTTATATTGCTTCAATTCAGACAAGAAAGTATTCAAGTCCTCCCCGCCGTAATTGCGTATCACGAAGATGATTTCTTGGATATCCTGCAAATCATTGGCATACCCGGACACAACGAGGTCATATTGATCTATTAATTCCTTATACATTGTAATATCGCCGCTTCGGGTGCTATTGTTGTAAAACGGCACAAATGGCACATATCCCATGTCGTGGGTGATAATATTCGTGCCGGATTCATCAAGCGGCATCATAGATATTCCGTGATTGCCCCGGCTCTCATAGAACGCGGCTTCGGTATTCGTCCAAATCTCGTATTTAGTAACGATCTCTGCGTTGTCGTCCTGTGTCCGATACGTTCGCAAGACGGCCATTAATTCTTCGTCCAGGTCTTCCCCATACACCGGGATCACCTGATCGGCTGAAACATCGGCGAATTTAAACACGCCCTTATCATCCACCCAACAATGAAGCCATGCCACGCCGGCATTAGATGCCTCAATAGCCAAATCCTTGCATTCCCGCGCGAATCGATCACCCAATACCTCCATAATCCGATCATTCAAGGCATCATCCCCGGAATCAAAGGTCGGCGGGTAGGTGAAAATATACGCCGATTTTTGATTAACAAGGAGCTGGTGCCAATTGTGGGGAATGCGGAAATCAGCATTTCGCAGCGGGTTTTCTGCTTGCGCCAATTTTAGTTTGATATCGGCAATGCCGGTCCATGTGATAATGTCATTGTAATTGACATAATAAGCCCGCCCAGTTCTGGCTTGCTCGACAAACTTCCGATGCCCATCTTGGTATTTTTTGATAAACTTTTTTGCCTGCTCCAAATCCATTATTTGAATACCTCCATCCCACCTCTAGTCACCTCTTCCGCGCCATATCGCAGCGCGTCCATAAGGTGGTTGTAATCGTCAATCGGCTTATTTGTAGCTTTTCCCTCTTTGTCCGTATCCCAAATATAATTGCTCAATTCCATGATGGTATTGCTGCATCGGGGATGGACAAACATCTGATAGCCTTGCAATGTCTGTATGCCGTGCCGTATGCTGTCCGGCCCTTTACGCGCCGATCTAACGCGGTAAATGCCCGCCCTACGCAATTCCTCAATACTCTTCGGTTCGCCGCTGTCCGCCGTGATCTTCTCTTTCGCATATCCCATTTTGATGATCTGCGCCGCAAGTTCGGCGTTGACTTTCCCTTTTTCGTAAAAGTCATCAAAAATAAAAATCTCCTTGGCTTTGCGGTCAAGGAGAAACGCTATAAAGGCGCTTGGATCATTGGTATACCCGAAGTCCAGGCCGAATAATGCCTTGATATTCGGCCTGGATTTGATAATCTCGTCTTTATCAAATTCAAATTCGCGCCAATTGTCGTATACAAGACCCTCAGCGATGCCCCAATCTCCTAGTCCCTCGATCGAGTACCGGCGAGGAAACCGTATTCGCATATCCTCGAATATAGCGCGATCATCATCACCTAAAAACTCATTGCAATTATAATTCGTGGTCATCGACATAATATCAGCGCTTTGGGCATCAAAAAACCGGCGTTTCAGCCAGTGTTTATCGGACCAGGGATTGAATGTCATTGTGATCTGCTTGAAATATCCTTCCGGCACCTCGCCGCGAATGGACATATCCAGCTTATTAAAATCATCTTCGTTCATAATCTGGAATGCTTCTTCGATCCACACCCAACACAGGTACCCCTTGTCAACCGTGATTGAAGTAATGCTCATCGGATCGTCAAGCCCCCGAAAGAGGATTTTCTGCCCGGTTGGCTTATAGACCAATTCCATGGGCGACTTGCTGCACTGCCAGAGGTGGGCGACTCCAAGCCGCTGCATAGCCCATTTCAATTGGGCATAGGTACTGTCTTTATGCCCGTTGAAATAGCGGCGTGCTACCAGAGCATTGGCCAATGGATATTTCATGATATGATAAATGAACCATAAAGCGGCGGTGCAACTCTTTTTTGACCCTCTGCCACCTTTGACGACTCGATACCTGCCGCGAAACGACCAGAACGAAGCATAGCCTTTGCCGACGATCTCGGGGAGGTTAACCTGTCTTGGCTTCATTGGCTATACCGTTAATTCCAAATAATTTTGATAGCTGATTTAATATTGAGGCAGCTAATTGCTCCGCGTTTAATTTATCAGGGTTGTCTGCCAATATTCTAACTTCTATGGCTGCGCCATCTGGTATCGTTAATGGCCCGCTATCTTTTATGTGGCGGCAATGCGCGCCCCAGGAGTCCCCTGCCGTGTCCGTCATGTCAATGTCAATAAAGTTAATACCTTTAACCTTCATGATCGTTTCCCCTTATTAACTCACTGAATATTTTTTCACATTCTTCAGCAATGATTTTTCTGTCGATCCCGGTATTTTGACATATTACGGGTTCCTTTTCTTCCGCTTTACTTTCCCCGCCCAATAAGCCGGGATTGTCCCGGATAATCATGGCAAGGGCCATAGACAATCGCTCGATCATCCCTTCGTCGTGCTCATAATAGCCGCAATGCGAAAATATTGCATGCATCAATTCGTGTAGAAATGTTTGATAGGCGCATTGTTCAGCCTGCCCTATTCTAATACGGATATCTCCTTTTTCATAATCAATTTCGCCTAAATAGTCATGTCCTTTTTTTAGTACGTCGGTTATATTTATGCGGTATTCGATGCCGCCGACTTTGACTTTATCCGGTATATTCATTCAATCCTCCAACTTTTCTTCGCCGGCGAAAATGACGGGAACATTGACATCAATTTGTGCAGCATTGGCATTGCGTTTCCATTCCTCATTATTGCGGTTGCAAAGCCAGAATATCGCTGCCGTAGTGTTGGGCGCGGCCTGCTTTGTGATTATCCGCGTGACCTCAACAATCTGCTTGCCATCCTTGCCTAATATTGCCTGCCCGGTAATCGGATTAAATAACGGCTCCCGCGTGACCTCATTATAGGTGTATCCAGTCGCCGCTCTATAAACTGCGTTTTCCACTTCATAGTCCGCAACCTCTTTACCAGCCTTTAAAGCATCTGATATTTTAGGATACTGTTTTTTCCACTCGTAAAGTGTGGCCGGGACAATCCGCATATTACTTGCGATTTGCGGGACGCTAAGACCCCTCTTTGCCCAACCTTCGATCAAAACCAACCCTTCATGAGTCAGCCAATCAAGCGCCTTACTTTTCGGCCCCCGTTTCGCCATCGAAACACACCTCCCCTATAAAAATTCCAATAGAAATCATACAATTGCTTATCATTTTCAAAGCTGAATTGTTCGATTTTAGGATTTTCATTTAAATTACTACTCGTTTCCAAAACGTAATAATTCCCGGCTTTTGTTTGCATCAATATCACTTTTGAGTGATTTTTTGCAACCTTGAACCGCCATCCCTCGGATTCGCAAGCCCTTGTCATTTCAGAGTAGTAATCATGCGATTTTCCTTCATCCGTTGAAAATATACCGTCAACTATAAACGCTGCGTTTTGCAACATTCCCGCAGAGTGCAGCGTTATCATCGTTTCAATTTCTTTCTTGCCAATTCTCAATGTGGCGGCGAATAAATTCGTAATCCCTTCTAATCCCGCAATATAAAGAATAAATGCGATCGATGAAAACCCACCGTGCGATATAAATTTATATACTTCATCGTGAGCAGGGGGGGGATGGCATCACCTGTTTTAATTCCACAACCTGCTTGCCAATAATTTTTAGAACATTTATTTTTCTTTTGGTTTTCATGGCTGCCTCCTAAAACAAACAGGCGGTTCCATAGCGGAACCGCCCTACAAGAAAGAAAGAGGGGAAAAATGAGAGGTGAGCGTTATCTAAATCTCACCATCTCAAGCATAACACAGATTCCGGGCTATTTTGTTGCACGATTGTTGCATCTTCAAGTTTTTGGCAACCCATGCGTATGCAAAACGTATTTCTTCATTGCGGAGGTTCTCTTTCTATACACCGTCACGCGGTCATATGATAGCTTTTCGGCGAGGATATCGGCACACCGATACTTTGACATAGGGTAGATATAAAAACCTTCTAAAATCGCTCTCTCTTCGCCGTCAAGTGATTTGAGTCCCCTTTCGATCATTTGCACCCTTTGCCGATTAATCGCCAGGAGGCGCTTTTTCTCGGTTCGCTCCGAAAGCGCATTGAGAATGTGATCTTCGTAGTGACTGCCCCCGCCGTGAATTGGGACATCATCCAGCACCGGGCCGCGAAGGGATACCTCCCCCAATACTTCCAACCGCTCTTCTAGGCTCTTGATCGCATCTAATAGCCCGGAATATTCCCGCAAGTCTGATTCTGCCGCTTTATACCAATCTACACTCATTCCATCATCGCCTCCAATCGTGCCGGAATATCCTGCATTTCCGGCATTCGCTCTTCCGTGTCCATAGCGCAAACAATATTCCAGGCTGCCGCGCAAAGATGATCTTCATCGGTTTCTCCGGCGACATATTTGAGCAGATGCCGAATTCCGCTGTCGATGAAACTATGAATCGGAATTCCACGCTCCCAGTTCCGATCACCATATTTAACCGCGCCGTTTTCAAAATGCCGCGCCAATCTCAACAATCCCCTTGGCGGCAATAAATCGCATCGGCCCTTACCTTCTCCCATGTCTCGAACGGCCCCGGAATCAAAGTGGGTACGGTCACCGCTATCCTGTAGTTTCATCCCCTCCCGCAATTCCATGACGGTGGATTTCGCTCCCTCAAGCATCTGCCGCAGCTCCGCATTCTCAGAGCGGAGGGTTTCGATTTCATCGGAGAATTTGATTTCAACCGGCGCTTCAACCTTCACCCGTCCCCCGGTAGCGCAGACCTTGCAAACGTGAGAGTAACCGCTTTTGTCCCGATTGTGCTTCGTGAAATCGGCAAGCGGCTTGACCTCTCCGCAGCGCTTGCAAGTGCGGGTTTCCGTGTCAACGGGAATACCATACTTGATTTTTTCCGCCGTGGTCATTGTGCGAACCGTGATCTCGTTCTGCTCTTTGCCCTGCTCTATGATTTTCTGCCGTTCATCGGCGGTCATAATTAGTGCCGTCATTTTTGTTCCCCCTCCTCCACAAACACAATTTGCCCGGATTGATCATAGGCGACCTCCCGGAGAGAAGCAACCGGGGCATATTTCTCAATCTCTTCGCGTACCCGTTTAATACCATCCTCGGTAAAGAGCAGGCTATAAGGGAATCTACGCCCGGTTATTTCCTCCGTGCAGGTTAAATTTTTTCTTTTGCGAATGTCTCGTTTGTCAATATAAACTACAACTCCCGATTTCTCATAGCGCTTGCCTTTAGACGCTTGCTTATAATACCCAAGCGAAACTCCGCTCTCTCTACCACCAGCAAGGACATATTTATAATATCTGTCGTTATAATCAGAGCTGCTAGTTTTTGTCATTTTTCCCCCTCCAAAACTTCAAATTTTCCACACGCCAGGCCGTAGCCGATCACCGGCGCGTTGATCAATTTACATTTTTTGTGATCACAATGCCGACACCGGCGGCAGACTTGCCCTTGCGGCCCAGGGCCGTACAAGATGATCATTTTTTCGTTTGTGGTCATTAAAACGCCTCCTCGATTTCCACCTCAATCCTTGGATTCAATTTATCCGGCTCCGGAAACTCATCGACGAACGATAACAGCCACTTCCTGGAATCATCCGGCAGTATCCCAGTCTTGACCAGCGCGTCAAGAATAAACTTCTTAGCAAAGGCAATATTGTCAATATCCCGGCGCTTATCCTCTTCGTACCAGCGAAATATCATCCGCACGGGCGCGCGAACCCCCTTAAGCCTTGCGGCTCTCAGCGCGATTCCAACGAGAGTTTGCGCGTCTTGCTTGACTTGATTGCCGCCGTATTTATTGCCCCGGCACGACTTTGTGTATTCGTTAAGCCCAGGCAGACGCCCTGGGATTGTAAAAGTTTGAACCAGGCTTGACTTTCTAAACGTCGTAGATATCCCGGGGTCCGCGTTTTTTTGTGTATGATGAAAATCCATCTGGATTTCGTTTGCTTTTGGGTTTTTCATTTCCGACTCCCTCCTTAAATTCATCCTCCCAACCTTTGGCTCTAAGCCATGTAGCAGGATAGGGAATATATTGTCCGCTGTCCCTTGCCCATTCCTTGGATTCCTTGGCCGTGTCCAGGGTCCGCATAATTCGCTGGAATAGCGCTTCATTGGGTTTAATCGCTTTCCATGCTTTTTCCGCGTCCCCCTTGCTTTTTTTCTTGGGGTATGCTTCCCAGAACTTTAAAAATCGCTCGTCAATCAAGGTCTTGGAGGGGCTGGCAGGCTTGGATATATCTGCTCCTGCGGCCTTTTCATCCGCTAGGCTCTCGCTTGATTGGGATTCAATCACCACGCTCTCCCCCTTGGGGGATATAGGGGGTATATGTTTATCATTATCATTATCATTATCATTATCATTATCATTATCATTATCGGTATGTTTCGTATTACGATTTTTACAATCGTATACGTTCGTATCCTGTTTGTTGCCCCATCTCTTACTTATGTTCTCCTTGTTTTTTTGACATCTCGCCTGGTATTTCATCCCATCCCTATCCATTGCCTGCCTAATTGGGATGAAAGCAAGGGATAGCGCCCCTTCAAGCTTTGGAGCCTCCCCTGTGCGGTTATATGATAAGATTGCCATGAAGAGGTCGCCCGCTTGTTCTCTGCTTAATTCGCTTACTACCTCTTCGATGTCTTGATATAAAACAAAGCTCTTTTTTTCTGGCATGGCATCATCTCCATTTCCCCCCACCCCTGCCGGATCGGGGCAAGGGGAAATTTTATGCAAAAGTTTATTTATTTTCCGCACTCCGGCGATACGGAATAATTATACGAATTAAAACAGCTTGCCCGCCGTCCCGGGTTAAAATAACTTTCCTTGCTCCATCACGGCGTTAAGCCGTTTTTGCGCTGCATCGTAGTAATCTTTGTCAATCTCGAATCCAACGTAATCAAAACCGAGATTATAACATGCGATCAGGCTTGATGCGCTGCCGACATGAGTATCAAGTATTTTATCGCCTGGTTTGGCGTATTTTTGCAGGAGCCATTGATAGAGGGCTACGGGCTTTTGGGTTGGATGGATTTTTCCACCGTTTTCTTTTCGGCTGGTCATTTCTTTATGTATGGCGTATCTAAAAACTTTTGCGGGCATTTTAATGTTTGTCCACGCATATTCTGCTGACGCGAAATTATCCACCGTCTGAAACTTGTCCCATACAACAAAATATTCGGTTTCGGGCAAATCGAAATTGTTTGCACCCCAAATTATTTGATTGCGGCTTACTCGAAACATCTCAATGAAATATTCCTTAGGTGGCTTTTTATCCCATGCCAAACCGCTTTCTGCCTTCTTAGATTTATCAATCCTTAAGCTGCCTCGCTTATGCCTTTCCAACCCATACGGCGGATCAACAATCGCCAGTTCAAAGTATTTATCCGGGAACTGCGCCATGCCGTCCATGCAGTCCATTAAATAGAATCCAAAATCTAACATAAAGCACTCCTTACCACGGCACATCATCCGGCGGCATCATCTCGCCCATTTCCGGTATTTGTGCGCTTGGGCTTATATTATTATCCTTCGGCGATAAGAATTTGACATTCTCCGCCACTACTTCTGCCACCGTCCGCTTCGTCCCATCCTGGGCCTCATAAGACCGTATCTGTAAGCGTCCGTCCACCGCCGCCAACTTGCCCTTGGATAAGTAGGTAGCGCATGACTCAGCCTGCGCCCGCCAAACAACGACGGATATAAAATCCACTTCCTTTTCGCCATCGGAGTTTTTGAAAGCCCGGTCCACAGCCAAGGTGAAAGTAGCGACGGCAATTCCGTTTGGGGTCTGTTTTAATTCTGGGTCGCGGGTTAGGCGGCCGATTATTACTATCCGATTTAGCATTTTCATTCCCTCCTTAACATATATAAACTTCGGCCCCGGTTAGCCGCTGGATTGATTCCCGGTACATTGCTTCATTGCTATTGTTCTTGCTCATATGCAACAAATAGATTTGCCGCACCCTGCTAATATCGTTAGCCCTCAACATATCAATCAGATGCTCCAACGACATATGGCTCTTAATAATCCGTCTGGCCACGAAATCCGGGACATTGCCGTCCTCGACGCTTTGCCTCATCGTTTCTAGATCGTAATTACATTCTGCCATAACGTGCGTTAAACCGGTAAACCTATATTTTACATAAAACGTATCAGTGAAATATAGCAGTTTTTCCCCCGTCGCCGTTGAAGTTATCAAAAATCCTAACGGCTCCGGCGCGTCGTGCTGAACATCAAACGGCAAGACCTTAAAACTCCCTATCGTTACCTCCCGTAATGATTTTACAGGCTTTATTCGATGTCCTGCGAGGCCGCAGGCGTCAATCGTCCCTTGGCTGGTGTAAACATTAACCCCACGCCGGGCAAGGTCTTTTATGGCCTTGCTGTGGTCTTGGTGGGAGTGGGTGACGAGACTCCCCGCAATCTCCGCCACCCTATAGCCTAACCCCTCTTGTATGCGTTTGATCGGGATTCCTGCATCTAACAATAATGAGGTCTTGCCGTCGCTGATGCGGTAGGCGTTCCCCGTGCTGCCGGAGGCCATAACTTTTATATCCATGCTCAAAAGTCCGGGGTATCGCCGAATAACTCACCACCGGCAGGCGCTTCATCGGCGGGGGGAGATTCCTGGATGATCTCGCCGGTTTCAAGGTCGACGTCATCGCCGCCTATAACCGCTTGATTTGCGCTTTCCGTGATCTCGGCGTCGACTTCCATCACGGCCACATCGACGCAATTATAATCATCTTCGCCAATGTCAATTACTTCATCTGAGCTATACAATCCCATGATCATGTCCGGGCAATGCAACCGCCCGAAAAATGAAGCGGCGCGGTAGCGGATCATTACTTCCGGCATGGTTTGCCACTTCGACCCGGTACGGCCCAGCCATCCCTCTTTTTTCGCCATTTCCATGGTGATGGTTGGCCCGACAACTCGATGACCGTTGTAATCATCCGCATAAGCGTAGCAGCTCATCTTATCCCCAGTGCCGGTGATTTCGTACTGCAATTCCGTTTGATATTTCTTGCTATTGTTAATCATCGCGATAATATATTGACTGCTCCACGCCGGACGCCCGTTAACCACGTAAAGATTCTGCATGACCATGAGCGGGGAAGTATTCAGCCGCGCAGACATTTCTAGCGCAATCAAGCAGTTCCCAAGTTTGCCCTGGTAATCCTTCGGAACAATGGTTGATGTAGACAAGGCCGTAGCCATCCGCTGCGCAAGTTCAAATGTCTTGCTATCTCCAAATATATTTCCTCCGGAAAGTCTTACGGGTGCCTGTGCTGTGGTTATTTGATTCGTATTTGTCATTTTCCAATCTCCATTCTTAGTTTTTTGTCCGCCTCGGATACTATGAGCCGTATCATCTGTGTGTCCTCGGAGTGTTTAATTCTCGTAATAGACTCGGCATTGTCGATGAATACCGGCATTGACAGGCCCCAATGTTCCGACAGGATGCCGATAATCTCTAACCCGGCATTGATGCGGCCGGCATTGTTGGCGGTTGGAAACGGGGTGAGAACACCTTCCTTGCTTGGTACAAGAACCTCACAATCTTCTTTGACTCCGCCGTTGACTTGGTCGATGAAGAGTCTAAAGCGGACGCCTTTGAATCTCTCATTAATTTTATCGGTCAACATGCTGACCTTGGTTTTAGTGAATAAATCGCACAAACTTATACCGCGCTCCAATTCCTCATCAGCCGCCGCAAGATCGGACTCTTGCTTTTCCAACTCGGCGATTCTTGCCGTCTGCGTGGCGGAGATGGCAAATTTAGCCCTAATGTCGCCTTGCGCTTCGATATCGTCCCTCAATGCGCGAATCTTGTCATCATATTGAGAGAGCACGCCCGCCATCGCCTGCTCCTTGCCATCCTCGTCTTCTTGGTAGGTTTTGATTGCCATATTCAAATTAGCGTATTCATCCGTGTCCTCAAATGGGGTGCTGCTGGACAGCTTTTCTGTGGCGGTGACAAGCTGCTTTTCAAGGGATTCAATCCGCGCCCTGATCGCGGCGCAGGAGATTTCAAGCGCCGATCTATGCGCCTCCAGGTCGGCAATCATGCCCTTGCTGCATTCCTTTTGACCTTGGGTGTTAAGGGATATCAATTCCTCGCTCTTATTTTTATTAAATTCCTCCCGGAGTTTTTGAACTTCATCTTCCGGTAATGGTCGGTTGCAAGCTGGGCATATAGCGGACGATTCAACCCATGTCTTTTCCTGCACATGTGCATAATATTCCAGCAGTAACTTCCTTTCTTGCACCATGTCGGCAAGTTGTTTTTCGCATATTTTCAAGTCATCTGCCGTCGTCCGCTGCTGCGCGGTGGCGACGCGAATATTGTCCCTAATCGCGGCGATCTCATCGTTTATAATCTTGTTTTTCGCCGCCTCGGCCTCCATGTGTGTGGCTCTCGCCTCGGATATTTTCGCGCGGGCGTCTGCAATGCGCTCCCGGAGAGCGGCAGCAGATGAACCGCCTGCCATCGCCTTGGCCTTGTCGGACTCAACCTTTGCTTTCGTCTTTTCCAGGTCGGCGATCTTTTTTTCAACCGCTTTTTTGTCAACTCCGTCAAGGTCGGGAATAGCTCGCTGGGCCTCGTCGATGCGTCCGGGGATGGCGTGTAAGTCCTTATTGATTTTCGCCCTCTGTGCCATTGCAATTTTTTTGTATTCGTCGACGGAATAAAACTGATCCTCTGTACCCTGCATGAGCAGCAGATTATTCAATCCTGCGAGGCCATCATCAGAGGCGATAACATCCGCATCGGAAACGTCACCGCATATTTCCAGTAGCAGCTTGCGCCGGGATTCCCACGGCATCGCCTCCGGGAAATATGCCGGCATCGTGAGCATTTTTAATTGTTCGGGAGTTCCAAAATGGTTGGCAATCGTGGAAAGGTATTCCTTTTCCTTGATGGGAACGCCGTCAACATAAAAGTCCGTGGTATGCCCGTCAAAGGTCTTTGACGCCGATCCGCGCGTTGTTTTGTAAACTTCGTGATAATCCTTCCGCAGGGTGATAATGCGCCCGGAATCCGCCTGGAATTGTGCCTCTGCCGCATGTGAAAGGTTGTGCAAGTCCCCGTCTTTCCCATTTGTTTTCGGGGTGAAATTTTTAGCGCCCATGCTGGGCTTGTCGAATAATAGCCAGGTGTAGGCATTGTTGATTGTGGTCTTGCCGGTAGCGTTATCGCCGTAGATCGCGGCGTCCCCGCCACTAAAGTCTAACGTTTTATTTTTGATGCCCTGGAAGTTCTCCAGGGCGAGCTTTAAAAGCTTCATTTGACATTTCCCCTCCTATCGGATATAATAAAGTTGGCTTATTTTGTTTTGGACGTCTTTGGACGTCTGTTTTTTCTAATTTCGCCTCTCGTTGTCGATGTAGAATAATTCTCGCTCGGAGTTCCACCAGAGCCGATAATCCCCTATCCAGTCCGCCTTGATGTTGAGTGACTTCATCGGAATTTGAACGTATATTCTTGATAAATGCGCCTTACCTTGCAACTTGAACCCGTTTTTAGCATCCGCCTTTTTTATATAAAGGCGATCGCCCAACCTCGCCACGGTGATATGATCGCCCGTGCCTATCGTGTCACAGGAATCTCTCGCGATAGACAATGCTATATGCTTGCCCTTGCTGATCAGTGTCAAGGATACGTCTACATTGTTATCCGTCCGCTGATGCCTCCCTTGTCTTTCCACGAAAACTAAATCATTATTATTCATTTTTCATTCCCCTTTCTTATTTTGTTTGCACCGCTTCGGCGGTATTTTTTTGTGGTTCGTCGGAATCTCCTAATCCTATATGGCTACTAATAAAATCTACGTATCGATACATAGCCTCGGCCTTGTCGATGGCCTCTACTACCCTCTCCACCTCCGCAATCAACCGCCGATTGTCTACCCTCAATTGCGCGATATCTTGTTTCCGCATCGCCTCAACAGGGATTTGGCGGATTGCCTCGCTCCGTTTGCGGATTTCGTCAAAGTTGGTCATTTTTCATTCCCTCCATTCCACCACCGCCACCAACCTACCAGGGCTTTCGCCATCGTCGGAAAAGGCGGGGTTTAATATAATCATGCGGGGAGTGGTTGATTTCTGCTTAACCATATTATTACCTCCATTATCGCCTTGAATATCGGATACGCCTGCTGTGGGACAACCGCGTTTCCTAGACATTTAAGTCTGTCCAATGCGCCGGGAATCCCATCATCGTTTCGTAGTATTCCGCTGATTGGGTTGGCGAAAGTCCCATCCACATAAAATGGTATATTGCATGCTGGGAATGCGCCTTTTGCCGTTGCCTGTGTAGGCATCCCTGTATATCCGTTCTGTTGCATCTTATCCAGCTTACCCCATCGCCTGCCTGCGGAGTTGGCAATAATGAAAACTCGCTCTCGTCTATGCACGGCACCAACCCATGAAGCGGGGAAACAACACCATCCAGCATTATACCCCAGGTCGGCCAAGTCTCGCAGAATTCCTCCAAAGAAACGAAAATTGTCACTTGTGAGTAGTCCCCGTACATTTTCTGCCACAACCCAGTCGGGTGCAATCTCGCTAACGACTCTTCGGAACTCTGGCCACAGGTCACGCTCATCACTAGACGCCTTACGCTTTCCGTTACTGCTGTGCGGTTGGCAGGGGAACCCCCCTGATACGATAGCTGCCGTTCGTCTTCCTGTCCGCTCATAAAAACTCTCCTTCGTTAATGTCCTAATATCCCTCCATCTTGGCACATCGGGCCAGTGTTTTTCTAAAATCTTTGTCGGGTAATCGGCAAATTCACATTGCCCCACCGTTTCAAACCCCGCCCATTCTGCCGCCAGATCAAGCCCACCGATACCACTAAATAGGGACAGATGGGAGGCCATCATCACACCGCCCCCGCAATCATCAAAATGGTAACTATTACTGCAAAAAGCAGGCAAACGGCTGTAACAAGATGCAGCGCCCATTCCTCGTTCGTCCATGGTTCGCGGTCGCATTTGTATTCCGCGAACTCATCAAACGGATTTTTCGGGCCGTTGTAATCGGTCATTTTGAAGCCTCCTCTCTCAGCATGGATATGAGTATATTCACCTGCCCATCCCTCGCAGCCTCCGCAGCAGCCCTCGCAGCATCCATCGCAGCACCCCACGCAGCAGCCTCCGCAGCATCCCTCGCAGCATCCCTCGCAGCATCCCACGCAGCATCCCTCGCAGCATCCCTCGCAGCACCCCACGCAGCCCTCGCAGCATCCATCGCAGCAGCCCACGCAGCCTCCGCAGCGGCCGCAGCGGCCAACGCAGCCCACACAGCAGCATCTGCAGCAGCCCTCGCAGCAGCCTCCGTGGCATCCATCGCACCATCCATCGCAGCAGCCCTCGCAGCATTCAATTCAGCGTCCGTGATTTCCCCCTTCATCCATTTGCGTTTTGCCGTGATAGCATCAACACTGCGCTGATCGGGATTTTCGATAGATGCCAGCGCCTTTTCTGCGCACCGGCAGGCGAACTCATGCATTATTGCATCATCGAGCAATTCCGGGCGCAGCACTAGCCACAGCTTGTCGTCTGCGGATACCCCATCAAGGGCAAGAATATCCAGGGCGCTCCATTCTGGCTTAATCGCCGCATATTGCTTGATCTTCCTGCGTCCGGCCTCATCCTCCAGCCAGCATGGACCGAAGGAGGTAAAATCATCGACTGTGATTGTTTTCATTCGTTTTCCTTTCCCCTCTTGGCAATATCCCGCACTCACCCACGCGGTGAAATTGATTCGCCAGCGGAATAAGCGCCTGCTGTGCTGCCTTTACCTCATCGTCGTCGCAGATGACGCGGCAGAAATGATACGCGAGTTGAGCCGCGATGCGTTTGTCAACTTTGACGTCAAAGCTACCACACCAGAGGGGCCAAGCGGAGAAATCAAGGTCGGCACCCCGTAGGTCGGCGCTCCGTAGGTCGGCACCCCGTAGGTCGGCACCCTGTAGGTTGGCGCTCCGTAGGTCGGCGCTCCATAGGTCGGCGCTCCGTAGGTCGGCACCCCGTAGGTCGGCGCTCCGTAGGTCGGCACCCCGTAGGTCGGCACCCTGTAGGTTAGCGTGCCGTAGATCGGCACCCTGTAGGTTGGCGCTCCATAGGTCGGCACCCTGTAGGTTAGCGTGCCGTAGATCGGCATCCTGCAGGTTAGCATGTTCGCCGTCCTCCTTGTCATCGATCCAAAGTTGATGCTTTCTAAGAATTAACTGCAATTCTTCCTCTGTGATTGTTTTCATTTTTCCTCTCCTCTCTTTAACTTAAATACCGCGCTAATGTATATACGGAATACCCGACGCCTTTCTTGAATCCCGGAATTTGCTTCCTAACCGTGTTGGGCGTTTTGTGAAGATAGCGTGAAACCTCCTTGGCGGTCAAGTTATTCCTATCGGGGTAAGCGTCCCGGATTGCCGCTAGGTTATCCAGGTAGGCCTCTTTTTCTCGTGGCATGAGATTGCCTCCTTTCTTATTCGATTACCTTGTATTGCCCGACAATCCCGGCAAACGCGGCCCGCAATCGTCTGTCCTTGCTGATCGCGTCTAATTTCGTAATAGCGGATTGTTTCAGAAGGGTATACCCTTGCGCCGCCATGCGGTTTCTCAATTTCGTTTGCCGGGCGGCAATGTTTACCCTTTCGCAATCCTCCAATTCCCTATAAAGCCTTGCCCTAAAGAGTATCGGGCTATATCTTTTAGCCATGGCAACCTCCTTGATCGTGGCGTTCATTTCATCCTTCCAGCTTTCGGGGGTAACTTGTGTCGGGGCCGGTACCGCCAAAGTTGCGTCAACCTTATGCTCGATCGCTTCAATCCGTTTTTCAAACTCAACATTGGATTGCGCGAGGTGGGCGACGATTTCAGCGGTGGTCATCTTCGGTGGGAGGTAACTGCCGGTCTTGCGGATGGCGGGGAGGACTTCGCGGGTAACCCACCGCTTGAATGATTTTGCCTCCGGCTTATCGGAGCGAAGGATAACGGAATAGAGTCCAGATTCGCTGACAACGGTTGTTTTTTGCCGTCTACCGTTTGGATCGAGGATATAGACCAGGTCTACCTCTTCCCTATCAAGCCTGCTAGAAGTGTCACTAACGTTCTTTATTCCTAGCACCCTGCAAATGTCTCTTAGAACCCACCAGGGGGCGTCATCGACGGATGCAACGCGGATATTTCCGAAATCCTTGTGATTGAAAATTGTTAAATCGTTCATGGTTTTCCTCCTCTTTCTTCCTATTGATAAAATTAGCTTGCTTTCTTTGCCGATTCTTCTTCCTTGGCGGTCAGATAGCCAAGAATGAATGATTTGCATTCCGTGGACATTGCGGCGAATTTCGTCATCGCGCTTATTTGATTCATGCGGATTCCTCCTTTCCCTTGTTTGTGGCGATCATAAAAATTTATTTGCGAACAATATCGCGCATAGCGCCAGTAGTAACCCGGTCAATAATCCTTGTCTAACGCCCTCCCAAAATCGGGAACGGTCATCCTTCATAGCGGCCTCCTTTCCACCTATTGAAACTATATCGGAGTTGCTGATGACATTAGGCATCGCTCAAAGTCACGAATAAGTGTATCAGCCATATGGCTAATCTCTGATTTCCGGGCTTGGGTATCTTTCTCTTCTTGCCGTTCTTGTATTGTACCTACGAGAGCAACTAATTCTTGGGGTGTGACTTCGATTTCAATTTTCATTGGTGGCCTCCTTTCCGGGGAGAGAGGATTATTCCCCTCTCATTGCTTGACATTGTTCGGTTGATTGTTTTTTTGAGGGATAATTCGCATCAATAATCATTTGCGGCTTATCCCCTTTTATTTCCTCTGGCTCAAATGTTGTGCTTTGGGGCGGGTCGCCGAACCCTTTAAGATTTGCAAGATATGACTGAATTTTCTTTTGTAGCCTCATTGTCTTTCCTCCTTTCCATTTTTTACCATGTTGCCATGAATCAATTATACGATGTATGGAATCTATTGTCAAGCATTTTTTGATATAAATGTTGACATAGTGATAATTTTTTGTTATTATGTGATAAAAGGAAGGTGATGAAGTGGGCCTTAAAGACAGAATAAAATTAATCCGACAGCGGGAGGATCTTACGCAAGCGGAATTTAGCATAAAGTTGGGATTGTCGAGAAATGCTATAGCAAGCTACGAGATAGGCCACCGCTCCCCGATGGAAAACGTGATATTATCAATCTGTCGGGAATTTAATGTCAATTATGAATGGCTGAAAAACGGCAGAGGGGAAATGTTCGCTGATCAAGATATACTTGATTTAATTGAAACCGTCTTGGCGCGAGAAAACGAATTTACAAAGCGGGTTTTTCGCTCCTTCGCGAAGTTGCCGGACGCGGACTGGGAGGCCCTGGAACGCTTGATTGACTCGATAAGCGATCAAGCGGCAGGCGGGTATTCCGTAATCAACGAGTTCCCGCAATACGCCGATATGAAAGGGTTTTCGCTCCCCGTGTCGGCCGGGCGGGGCATTCCGCTGGATGGCTGCGAAGAGGAAGTGATTGCCGTCCCGGTGTCGGTGCTTGTGGCCAAGGCTGATTACGTAATTCGGGTGGCAGGGGACAGCATGACCCCATTTTATGAGGATGGGGATATATTGCTAGTCAAGGAACAAGGCTATATTGACCATGGCGAAGTTGGGATTTTTTGCTTGAATGGCGAGGGATTTGTAAAGCAGCTATACAAGCTCAATGGAGATACCCGGCTCATCTCAATGAATAAGAAGTACCCCGATGTCGTTATACATGACTATGACCGGATTGACTGTCGAGGTAAGGTAATCGGCAGGGCATAGAAAAAGCCGTCCGGCGTTGCAGCGCTAGACGGCTTAATTCTACCTATATTATAGGAAGGGATATATTGATATGTACATACGCAAAGACGGGCGCTTATGTGAGCGCGTAAGGTTACCAAACGGCAAAATCAGAGATATTTATGCCCTAACCGAAAAAGAGATGAAACAAAAGCTTGTGGCGTTCAATATTGACCTGGAACACGGGCGGCTCTTTTCGGCGGTCATAGACGAGTGGTGGGAATTTCACAAAAGCGAAATCGAGTATAATACGATCAGCTCATATATAAGACCAATCAAGGATGTTAAAGAGGCTCTAGGCAATCATCGGGTAGGTGAGATTACCCCGCTCGATATCCAGCGCTATTTGACCACATACGCCCATGCTGGAGGGGCAAAACGTGCCCGGCAGACCGTTAAGTTAAGGCGCACGGTTATCAATCAAGCGCTTAATTTTGCCATCCTCCAAACGCAGGAAATCAAAGTCAATCCTGCCGTTACGGTCAAAATCCCGAAGGGCTGCCCGTCACAAACCCGGGAGCCACTCACGGAAGAGGAAATGGCGATTGTCAAGGCTTCGGCAGGCAAGCCCTTCGGATTGTTCCCGTTTCTACTCGCCTACACCGGCATGAGGCCGGGGGAGGCCCTGGCGCTCAAATATGAGGATATCGACCGCACCAAAGGTGTTATCCACATCACTAAGAGTTTACTATTTGCCGCCAGGGGCAAAAGCGAAATAAAAGCGCCAAAAACGGCCAAAGGCGTCCGGGACGCTATATTGCTAAAGCCGCTTGCCGATCGGTTGCCGAAAAGCAAAAAAGGGTTTATCTTTTCGCCCGATCCGGCGCGGGCGATAACGGGAAAGGAATACCGGGGGCAATGGGCGAAGTACCGGGAAGAAACCGGCACAAGCTTTGACCCCTACCAATGCCGGCATTATTATGCCTCGTTGCTTTATGAGTCCGGCGTCGGCGTCAAGGATGCGCAGGAGTTGATGGGCCACGCCAAGGCGTCAACTACCTTAAACATCTATACCCATATCCGCATCAATAAAACGGAGGCACTTGCTCAACAGATTGAAGCGCATATTCTCTAATATTTTACGTTCATTTTACGTTCATTTTACTGATTTTTATTGATATTTTATGATATTTTTTGAGCGGTCAAAAGAGGCGAATCTGGCTATATCTAGCTGGTATTTGGCGGAGAAGGAGGGATTCGAACCCTCGAAACCGTTTTGCGGTTTACACGATTTCCAGACACATCCCATAATAGCATCTACCAGGCGATATAATGATTATTACTTCGCCTTACTTTTCTATGCCCCCAAAAATCTTTTTTATTTTTTTTGAAAAAATATCAAAAAAGGCATTGACATTACGCCAATAAGGGCGTATAATAAGGTCATAAGATAGATCAAGGGAGGGCATGAAAAATGACGATGACAAAGAGGCAAAACAGATTATACGAAGCGGGCCGCGCATTGCGCAACGCCTACCCCGCGCATACGTTTCATAATGCTCTGGCGGTCGCAAGTCAAGAATACTATAGCATCGACGAGTTAGAGGATTTAACGGGATATGCCGATGCGGTATTTTTCGAAGCTGGATTTAACGAGTTCGCGCCGCAATGGGTGGAGGCATACAGGTTCGGGGCTATCCCGGCCGGTGGCCGCTCCACAAACTGGGCAGAGGGAACGATGGAAAGAGGCGTCTCTTGTGTATGTTTAGCTGATAGCAGATCGGCAGATGAAATGAGCGTATATGATGTAATATACGGAGTACAGAGCATTGACAAGATCAAGATCGCCGGGTGGTATCTCGGGATGTCTGGAAGTGACGGAGAACCCTTGCTCCATGAAGCAGTTAATTGTTAAATAAAATGATAAGCCGCCCCCGCCCGGCAATAGGCGGGGAGAAAGAGGTAGAAAAATGAAAAAATATTATTACATTGCTACTAATCAGTGGGGGCATGGAAGATCGTTAGAACCTAATAACGGATGGGGCGTCACGGCATACACAGATAAGGAAAAACGTGATGAAATTTATGATGAAATGTCATTTGAACGCACAGGCTGTACAATCCCATCAATAGCAGAAATATCTGAAATTTTTGGAACAAATAACTGGGGGGTTTGTGAGTATATACAGTATGAGGATGGTGGTTATGATTGTGGCATAGTAGACTAAGCAAGTTGTAGGAAAATGAAAAAATAAGGAGGTAAAAAAAATGGAAAACAAATATTCAACTTTAAAATCGGCGGTTGAAGAAGCCGCAACCCGCCTTGATGGCGACCTGCTGATTGATAACGCTGGAACCATATGGGATACGGACAACTTGCTCGATGAAATAGCGACGGTAGGAAACGGGGAAGACCCTAATGGCGGCTATTATTGCGTCGGTTATAACGGCTCGATCGGCATTACATATGATGATGGTCATAATGTGACATGGATTTACAAAGTAGTCCCCTGCAATACCGTCAAGCGCTTACGCCTCGATGCGAACCTAACCCAAGCGGCACTTGCCGAAGCGGTAGGAATCAATATCCGCCACATCCAAAAAATTGAGGCGGGGGAAGTATCACTGAAAAACATCACCGCCAGTACTTCCTCCAAACTCGCCGCCGCGCTCGGAGTGACAATGGAGGAACTGATGCGGCAATCATGACTAAACGCAAAAATACCCCCTAACCGTTGAGGCTAGGGGGTATATTACTATTCGGTACTCAATTTTAGGCCCCTAAATCGCTTCTACGTTAGCCGCGATAGCAGGGGTTTTGTGAAAGCAAAAAGCCGCCCCCAAAGGAGCGACTTTTCATCCGGGAAACCCCGGATATCCCTGTCAGATGGCCCGCCGGTTGCGCATAATTCATAGGCTGGCGGGACTGTTATATTTATTATATGTTATCCTTCCCTCAATGTCAAGGGGTTATATTGCATTCATCGCGTTGCTTATTACGGCGGCTATCATGGCCCCAATCCCGGCGGAAATGATATAATCGAACCATTTCGCCGGTCGGCTCTCGATTGCGGAGATTCGGCATTCATGATCTTCGGCCCGCTTATCGCTTTTCTCGATCAGCAGCCCAATTCGGATTGATAAATCTGCAACAGTTTCCATCTTCGCCTCTAACTTGTCAAGTCTTTCTTTGTCCCGCGTAAACCGCTCATCGTCTATTTGACAGCGCCCGGCAAATTCGTCTTTGCTTACTTGCTCCATCCCCACCCCTCCATTATTCGCTCGATTTCGGCTCCGTATAGGTCAACGCCTGGGCGCTGTCACTCAACCCTGTGGTAGTGGGATCATTGATAATGCCCCAGATGGCCGACAGCATCGCCACAACGACAACGGGATTGCCGATGCCGGCCACGATAACTTGCCAGAGTGCCGCCCATGATGTGATCTGTTCCCAAGACATTCCCGCCGCCGCCAGGATCGGCGCTAAAACCGCGACCGCCAACTGAATCCAAAACGTGGGATTTTTCACTCTTACTTTCCAGTTGATGTTCATGTTTTGCCTCCTTTTATTCTCCGTATAATTTCATTCTATCGTTGACTACGAAAATCCTCATTTGTGATTCCGTCAAATACAGGTCGCCTGCGCTGTTGCCCAATAAGGCCCCCGCCATCACAAGCTTCTTGATCGTCGGCTTCGCCCAATCGGGCATCTCTTCGACCGTATTGTATAATTTCATATTTTCTTCATCCTCCGTTTCATTTATTTTTGCCGCCGGCGCGGTTACAAGATAATAATTAGCGCCCTCGTCGGACTTATATTTGCGGTCTTTCTCGAGATTCGCAAACGACACATAAATCACGCCGTCCTGCGACCCAGCCGTGACCAGCGACTTACGCCATGAGCCGCTATATTTGCCTGTGCGCCACCCCGAATCAATCACGATTGCCCGCTCATCTGCGGTTAGACCTGCGACGCAAACATAATGCCCGCCATCGGACAATAGCCCAGGCCATCCGCTATATTTGCCGCCGCTGTGGAATACCGCCATGCCCCCCGCTTTGAGATGCGCCTTGACTTTTGAAACGCTTGTTTCCGGCGAATACGAAAATCCGTACTTGCTGCCCAATGCTTTGAGGATTGCTGGAATGCTTGTGCCGCCGTCGATGCGCCCCCCGGAGGCGATGACAAAGGCAATCCAATCCGCCATTTTGTAGCGGATTCCCGTCATATTCTCAACGCAGTTCAAAACGCTGCATGGGCCGCAGCCACCGGTCTTAACGGTGGCATTAGGGTAAGACGGGGACGGATAGCCGATGTTCGGGAAGTTGTTTTGATTGGTGATTAGGTAGTTCATTATTCCGCCGCCCCCTCCGTTACCATCGGCGTATCCCCCCATACCGCCAATACGCTGGATAAGTAGGGTTCCTGCAGCTCAGCCGCAAGGAGGGTTCTGCCGTCCACGCTATTGATATATGCGCATCGGTGAGGCTCTCCAACGATGTATACTTGCCCCTCTACCGTTACTTGCTGCCGCGTGATGATGCTTACGCTGTCCGGTGTTAGCATATCGATTGTGTATTGATTTTCCATTGGTTTTCCTCCTTTATGTGCTTATCGTATAGATAAAGCTGAAACACTGTGCACGCCATCCACTAGTGACTGCGCTAGAGTCAAAGCCACTACCGGAGGCATCAATAGGATTAATATAATTAAAAGATGGATATTTGTGCAGCCGGGGGAAACTACCAGCCCCTACCACACCGGAGCCGCCACCGCTACCCGGGAACGGTAGCCCAGATATCCGCACCTCTCCGCTCATCGTTTCTCTGCTGTAGACCTCAAAGCCACCAGTTAAGATGACTATGTCCCCAATCCTAACATATTTGCCCCAGCGGTCGCCTGCGGCAAAGCTCGCCGCGCCGCCGCAAGAGCCATACAGTGTTATCGTCCATGTCCCCGTTTCATAAGGCAATCCCAACGCCGTCAACGCCGCCGCTGCCGATGTCGCCCCCGTTCCGCCAACGCTGATGGATAATGCACCGGTAGTATTGCCAAGCCCGATCAGTTCGCGGGCCGCCACTGGCGCAAGCTGTTGGACTGGATTTGCGTTATTGCCCGCCAGAAATGAGTTGAAGGTTAGAGATGCTCGCCCGATCCCCCCTTGGGCTACTGTCACGGTGCCGCTAGTAATATCCTCTGCGTCATGCACATGCTCGCCGTCTGCCTTGCCGTTCCAGGTTGCCTTTTCCGTATCACTCACAAAACGCTTGCTTGCGTCTTGTACGATGATACTAGCGGCGTGTGTCGCCGGATGAGTATAGGCATTTGCCCCCGCCTCAATTCCTGTCAGCTTCGTTCGTTCGGCGGCGCTAAAATGTATATCGCCATCGACAATGTGATCCTCCGCCGACTTAAGTTCCGTGTCTACGGTATCCCAATTCGGGTTGATGACGGTGATATCCGGTGGCGAATCGGTAAGTTCTATTTTTTTCAAATCATAATTTGTCGTTTCTAACATTTTTTACCTCCTTATATCAAATTCCTAAATTCTGCCCAATTTGCGAATTTCGCGTATTTTTTCCAATCAACCGTACCATCGAACCAGCCGTTTTCGTGCAGAAATACATAGGATTCCATCTCCTCCGCCGTTGGCTCATTGCCCGCGCCGAATGTGGCGGTGAGGTCGCAGGTGAGAGCGTTTTGCATTTTCATGATTTTGCCGGTGGCGGTTTCTTTATCGGCATAAGTGTGCTGGAAATATTGCCGCAATATAGTACCCGCCCAGGTCGCGTCCATCGTGAAGTTGAACGCTGCCTTGTACCAGGTATTTATGGTGGGGGTGGCTTTTGTGTATGATTGTGTGAACGTAGTACCGTTGTAATTAAGACTGTTCACACTCAAGCATAGACTATTAGTCACCATGAACTCGAATTGAGTGTAGATAATTTTGCCTGTCGCTCCCGTGAACCCGGCAATATCCTGATGCGCATTTCCATACGCAAACGCCCCTGTTAGCTGAATAGACAACATATTGTCTGCGGCTGATATAGTAGACAGCAACCCAGTCCACCCCGTTGTACTCGTAAAGTTGCCGTTGGTGATGAGGTTGGTTACCTCAAATGATTCCCCGTAATCACCTTCTGCGGCATCATAACCGCTCTTGATTGCGCCCCAACTCCCATACGCGGAAACCCTCTCGGCCCAGGTATTATAATAGCGTTCAACGGACAGGGTAACGTGAGCAGGCACCAAGGGCGATAATGCCTTTTCCACGTCGGGGAATAAAAAAATCTCACCCCACGAAGGAGGCAAGACCCGGACCGTAAGTGTCGAATCCGCGAATGAGACAAGAGAGTCACCCCCGGAAAAGGTTTCAACGATTGATTTTATTTTCGCCTCGTTGAGCTTGCCAGCTCCCCTTAAACACCCTAAAATCATCATGCGCCGCTGAACAAGCGTCCGATCTTGCGGAATAATGCCCAGCAGCTTCTCCCATTGCAATATCCGCTCTTCCTCTGCCGTGGAAATGACGGCATCACGGGGAATCATTGCGAATGTGCCGATCAAATCCTCGTTTTCGGCATCGAAAGCAGTTCCAACAGCGGCAATTTCGGGGATTTCTTCATAAAATCCAGGAAGATAATCTATATAATTCATGTGATCTCTCCTATAGTTATCTCGTCCAGGACGCCTATTTCCTCATTGCCTAGGGCTATGTCGGCGGTTCCTGTGTTGATTGTTAATCCGGTTGCCGCCGCCACCCCCTCCGCATTGATAATCGCCGCGCCAATGCCCACGTAATAGACGCTTGATTTGACATAGGCAATTGAGGCAAGATATTCCTCGACCGCGTCCGTCACATTGTCCTCGACATCGGCAAACAAATAACCAGGCATAACCGCAATATTAACCACAATAACAAGATTACTTACCGTCGCCGTAGACACCGTTACAATCGCTCCAATAGGGGCCATTCCATTGCCCAATCCTTCACTATCGGGATCGAGGTATTCCTGAAATTCATCCACAAGGGCAGATGACGCAATCTGGTTATTGCTGTCTAATATGCTCACCTTGACAGTGTTCACCCCATCCCAGAGCGGGAATACCTTCGCCCTGCCAATGCCCTCAAAGGTGGAGGCCCAAGCGGCATATTGCGACACATTGCCCTCCTGTACTTCGTTGCGAATGTATTCGTAGTACCGATTCCGCAAGGCATCGTCTGTTTCTTCGTCTTCTCCGACAATCAGCACATCGGATAATGTCGCCGACCCTAACCCCTCAATATATGTAATCGGGGACAGCGGCCCAACATAGCTATTCGGAGCGGCCCCTGCCGTCTCCGCTTCAAGTTGATATTGCCCGGTTGTGATCTCTTCCGTAACGACATAGTTTTGGCTCATCGCGCCATCCAGAGAGGTAAATCGCGCCCCTATAGCAATAGCCATTGCCGCCGATGCCGTATCCGTGAATACCCCCTTGCGAACTGATTTTGTCGCCGTCAAGCGCGTCAACCCCATTTCGCCGACCCGGAGATCAAGCGCCGTGCCAACCGCAGTTTCAATGTATGATTCGGCGTAGGCTTGCAGCAGATAGCGATAAGCCGCTGATATCTCCCAAGCTGCCGGTGCCAAGGCATCATATATAATGCTACCTTCCCGTTTATCAACTGTATCCGGCACCCGTGACAATAGCCTTGACAATACCGCCGCCGCTGTCATTTCGTCCGTTGTCATAATCCATACCCCCTTTCAACTGCTATAATCCCATAAATCGTTGTAACGATGAAGGATAGCGTCATTTCATCCCCGGTTACGGTAGACTCAAAATTGGTAACGGCGGTTATTCTATCATCCCGAAGCAATGTTTCCGTGATTCGGCGTTCAATTTCGCTTCGGACAATCCCCGGCGATAATCCAATCAGATCGTTAACTTTTAATCCATAATCATCGGAGTATATCTCATATACCCCGGCGTCGGTCATCAATCGTTTAAGTATTGCCTGCCTAATCGCCTCGGACTCATCCACTATGCCGGATATTGTCTTAGCCGCGAAATCCAGTTTGTAAGTCCTGTCGACGCTCGCGGCCTCTGTTTCGGCGATTGCCTGCGCCGGGATCAGCCCTACCGGCTCGTCGTAATCATCGTAAAATGCATCTGCCAATCATTCCACCACCTTCCCTAAAATAATATACTTTTGCCCGCGCTGCGTCCGAAGCATAACAACCTTATCCCCCGCAGCCAATACCGGAGTTTCGGAGGTGGCAAGCAGATTGATAGGCTCCAATACAACCTTTTGATTCAGCTGCACCCGCAGGGGCGACGCCGATACGATTGTACCGGCGGCATAATCTGTCAATGCCCAATTCTCTAAAACATTCTGCACAATCCTTTTAATCGTTGTTGCCATGTCTGCCATGCCTACGCCTCCTTATTTCATATTTACGGCAATAAAGGCATCAGGATCAACTTTGGGATTTGGCGGGTATCTATAACTGCCCTTGTGGAGTTCAAGATGCAAGTGTGAGCCGGAGGCGTTGCCGGTGGCACCCTCTACGCCAATCTGTGTACCGGTTGTAACCCCCTGCCCTAAAACTACCTTAATAGAGCTAAGATGAGCGTACAGGCTCAAATACCCATCCGGGTGCTTGATATGGATATAATTCCCGTAACTCTTATCGCCACGAACAATCTTGACCACCGTGCCACGAGATATGGCATAAATCGCCTTGCTTGACTTGCCGACATAATCAACGCCTGTATGCCATCCGCAAGCCCAGCTACCCAGTGTCCTAAACTTGCAAGTAATCGTCCCCTTAGGGTGATGCGGCCAATAGTAGGTGTATCCCGTGACCGGTTGGGCTGGCGTAGTGCCGGTTGACCCCGAAGCCGACCCACTGCCGCTGCTGGTGCCCGTCGTTTCGTTGCCTGCCGTGCCGCCGGTGGTAATGTCGGCGATGGTATCAGCCGTTCCTGCGTCGTCTGTAGCACTCACAGATACATATTCGGAGGACGAATCTGTAATCGTGGTAAATTGTGTATCAGAGGCCAGGTAGACCGTAAATTGAAGATCCATTGTGTAAGAGTCGGCCTTGATGTTATGTGCCGCTGATTCAACCAATAGCTTCATTTCCAGATCGATGTCACCTAAACCGGCGATATTTAATGTAACGATATTACCGGCGCGAATATCCGGAACGCCTAAGCAAGTTAGTTTAAGCGTCCGGCGTTTCTGCGCGTAATATGTAAGCATATCCTTCGCAAGCTGTTTAATCTGCGCAGCGGTATATCCTTCATCGACCCGCTGATAATATTGTAAAAATCCCCATTCCTTGATTAACTCGGAGGCCGACGCTATATAGACATCGCCTTGCCCGGTGTCGGAATTGGGGCGTACCAACTTCACATAATTATAGACATCGTCATCAATGGAAGTCTTATAATTATAACCGCTTGCCAGGCTGGCATCGCCGATAATATAACCGCTCTGCATATCACCGGCGGCCTTTAAGGATATTTGCCCACAATCGTCATAAAAAACATAGACAATCTTATTCTCCACCGATGTCATCTGGATTGCCTTGGTGATCGTGTCGATGCAGCTTTTATCATCCATGACTAAAGATGGGATGGCGTATTTCGTGTTTACAATGCTGCCGGTAATTAATCCAAAATCCTTGGCAATCCGCTGGACTACCTCTGTAGCTGTCATGCCAGAAAAATTATAGCTTTGTTTCGCCTTGAGATAGCGAATTTGATCATATGCCCGGACTTTGATTTCTCCTTTTTCATTTTTGTCTTTTGAAAAAACATAACCGACGAAACGAATCTTACCATCTATCCATAGTTGGATGGCATCACCCTCAAAAAAGCTAACCCCGGTTGTTTTGACCAGTGTGAAATCAACGCTACCGGGGCTTTCCGTACGCTCTGTGACCCATTTAATGTCTGTAATAGTCTGCGTGATATCGTTGCCTTTGCCGGTTGTACGGTCAAGGATATGCAGAGCATATGAGTGGATAGCGCTATAATCGCTCATGAGATTACACCCACGGCAATGGGGCGGTATTCTTGCAGCTTCATTTCTACCCACATATCGCCGATGCTCCCGGCTTTTTCCGTTACCTTATACTGATCAATCACAACCTGGATATTCGTGTTGTAGATATCGCCTGCTTGCATATCCTTTCGAACAATTACGAGCCGAAGAACCCGGCGCTTCTCAATGATATTCCGCAACCAATTGAGGTAATAAGATGGCGGGATATCATTATCATGAAGCAATACGAAGTTAAGGCTGTAGGTTCGCAAGGCGGGCAAGCCGGGGACAACGATTTCACCGACCGTCAAAACGGAGTATTTCTCATTGTCAGCCTTGGCGGTCATTTCAATTTCATCCGGCAGTCCGGCGGCGGGCAAGGTGATGGTCTGCGAATTTGTAGCCGTTGACCCGCCTTTGCGGGGGATTACCACTTTTACGTTTGTTGCCGTTTCATCAAGCAATGCAATGTCGTACATTCGCCCGCCTCCTTAATACGCCAGATCGGCGCTGGAATACATTTTTTCTTCCATATCGGCAATCAATCGTTCGGCAACGCCGTTCATATCGGCGGTTTCCCTGATGTCGCCGCTGAATGTCACGCTGATATTCGGTTGCACCGTTTGCAGATTGATTTTGTTGACATATTGCCGGGTGATACCATCGATGAGGTATTTTAAAGATTCATCGGATATGTTGACATCGGAGTTGATTTTATTGATTGTGTCAACCGTGTCCACGTTATCAATATCAGTAGAGGTTAAATCGCTACTCCCGGAGTCATATACCCCCGATACAGCCCCGGCAATAGAGTCTTTAATATTACCAATAGCGTCAAAACCTTTTTGCCAGGTGTCGGCCAAGTCCATATAATCCATTCTGGTGGCATTCCAAACGTCTTTATCCGTAGTTGGCGCTTCGCCAAGAAGGGTTTTTGCGGATATATCGACACTATAATCTGTACCCATGACGGCATTGACCGCCGACAATATTCCGGATAACATAGAGTCAAAATAATTAAGCACGTCACTTGCCAGATCATAAAATAGCTTTTTAATTGCGTAAATCGGCGCGATGAAAACATTGTAAAGAAATTCGGCAAAAGTGGCCATCGTGTTCCACATCATTGCAACGCTATTGTTTACTATCGCAACCGTGACCAGGAGGGCACCGGCAAACCCGCCAAGAAAATCAGTCAAATCCTGCATATCTGCCCCGGATTCCTTGGCCGCAATCCCAATGGCACCTATAGCGATCACCACAAGGGCAAGCTGCCAATGGGCAGCCCACCACGCCACCGCAAACGCCACGGCTTTTGTCACAAGCGCGGCGAGGAATGGCAATGCCACCGCCGCCCCCGCCGGGATGGCAAACATCAATACATAGTCAATATTGCCTCCTAGGGCGTCAAATACATCCATTAACCACATAGCGCCTGCCGCCATGACGTCAATTCCGCGCATTATTACGATTGTGAAATTCTCAAATTCTTCACTATTGAGAAAGTCGGAAATCCTTTCAAAAACGGGGGAAAATGACATGAGGGCATAGTTTTTAATGCTTTGCATGATATTCCCGAAAGTTTTCGGCATTGTCTCGAACTTGGAGTTAATATCATCTGCTGCGCTAAACAATGCGCCCTTGATAATATCGGAGGTAATAAGCCCCTCCGAAGACATTTCTTTTAAATCACCCATGCTTTTTCCTGTATAATCAGCAATCGCCTGCGCCAAAAGCGAGGCGTTCTCTGTGATTGATCGAAATTCATCGCCTTGCAGCTTGCCCGCCGCCATCGCCTGAGTGAGCTGGTACATGCCAGACTGTTGTTCTTGCGTGCTTGCGCCGCCAACCACAAAGGTTTTTTGCATTAATTCCGCGAAATCGGTAATTTCGGCATTATCACCGAATGCATCACCGGCCAAAATACCAAGTTTGGATACCGCCGCCGCCATATCACTGTACGACCCACGGGAGGCTTGCGCGGCCTGGAAGATGCTTTCCTGTAATTCGGCTGTCGTTTGTAAACCGTCATTGATAATATTTAGCCGCGACAATGTAAGCACATAATCATCAACTACCCCCATAGCCCCGCTAAGGGCATCAAAGGCAGACTTAACAGCATAAATAGCCCCCGCAATTCCCGCAAAGGTCCCCTTCCATCCGCCGAAGCCGTTATGAACTTCGTTTTGCACGTTATCGATTTCTCTAAGATTCTTATCAAATTCATCAAGAGATTGATTCGCCTTGTCAATATCACCCTTCGCATTCTGCCATTCATTGTTCAATTCCATTTCATTACCGGTGGCGGCTACCCTGTGCATGGCCGATACGGTGCCATCCAATGCCCCGATCGTTTCTCTTAGCGTGGATATCATATTGCTTTGCAGGTATATGGAATTTTTCAAGCTTGCCAATCTTCCACCCCCTTCCGGGCAACAAAAAACCACTTACCGTATAGTAAGTGGTTGATTATGTTTAATTTTCAGTTAAACCGACTACTCTAAATACTCTATACCATCGAGGATGAATGATGTGGGCGTAGTCCCCTCATACTTAATTTGATATTCAGAACGGAGCATCGCACCAAAAGAATTTTGCGCTTCAACATATGATTGAACTATTACAATTCCATCTTCCTTCCATATGGACGCTTCCGTAATATTAGGAAATTCAGCAGTTGATGGAGCCTTTAATGCGGCCTTTACGATGTCCATTGATGTAATATAATAATCACTTTGTTCATTGAATGTAATGGCATAATCATCGAGTGATTTAATGACGGTACCATTTTCATAAAAAGTTATATCCGCATACCTAACCAGGGTAACTTTTCCATTCAGAACATAAACGATAATGTTGTTCATGCCGTTGGCAGAAATTCGATATCCTTTCTCATCTTCGGCATTCATATCATCCAGGCATTCATCGTGCTCAATGGATTCGATTTCCTTAATTCCGCACGCGTCAAAAGTGGATTGTATTGCTTGCTTTTGTTCTTCAGTGATATCGCCAAGCGAAGTTAACACACCAGCAGCCCCGGCTCCCCCGGTAGTTTCAGCGTTGTCTTTGTCGGAATTGGTTAAATTAAACCCAATCATAAGAATGATTACCAGAACTAATATTCCTATGACTATATTTTTAGAGGCTTTCTTTTTTGGAGAAGGAGGTGTAGTTACTATTACCTTGTCCTGCGCCCGATAATCGACTTCCTCACTAGATTCGCGCGGCTTTTCTGGTTTCAGCCCATCCTCCTGTGCCGATGTCTCGGACTCCCTTTTCCGTATGATTCTTTTGATAAGATAAATTATCGCAACGATTGACGCCAAGATAAAAACAATGGCAAACGCTCCGTCCCCCGCTTCCCCCTCCCTGAAATATCTGGGAAGATTGACCAGAAATCCAAGAGAAAAGAAAGCTAAAACGGCAATTGGAATAAATGATTTTTTCAAAACGAACCTCCTCCCTTTCCACCAAATATTACCACATTCTCAACTTCAAAGCAACAATATTTTCAGTGCTTGGGCCGCCGCCGAATTTCTTCTTCGATCATAGCGATGACGGCGGCCTTTTCTTTGCGTGGTAAATTTGTAAATCTTGAGGGTTCCCAACTAAAGTTATGGAGGGCGTACATGGCGTATATTGTTTCGCCATCGCCCTCCTCTATTAGTTTTTTACCTCTTCCACCAGGAAATCCATGTCTTGGTCAAAGCCGGACAATTGGGAGATCGCCTTTGTGAGATCGGCGATTTCGCCGGGTAAAAGGCTTCGGGATACAAATTCTTCCGGCGTTTTGCAGCCCGCTTTTTTAATCATCGCGGCATCGCGGAAATTAGGCTCAACTGTGTGATTAAGCACGATAAGCAAGCTAAATTTGCTTGAATCAAAAACAACTTTGCCTTTCTTGCCGTATTGGCGGCACTGTCGGACATAATCATCATATTCACGATTAGAAACCACGCGAATTTTGAAGGGATATTTTTTCAATCGGGTGGAAATCGTGATATCCTCTGTTAGATTGTCAACTGGATTATCGACTAGAAAATCTGCTAAGCTGCCCATACCTTATGCCCTCCCCACATTAGCCGGATCGCTGAATTCATCACCCGGGATATACTCATTGAACTTATAGTTAATATCAATCGTCATGCCGTCATCGCTGGTGCCATCTAGAGCGGCCAACGGCACATCGCCGGTCAGTATGCAATCGTTGAAGCTTGCGGCCCTGCGGCCTAAACTGGTGCCGGGATCGTCATTTTCGACCAACAGGTCAAAGCGCGTCATGATGCCGGTCTGATCGTATTTCCGTACGATGTCGGCAAAAATCTTGATTGCCCAGTAGGCAATCGTCATTGTCCCGCTGCCCTCTAGCCCCGCCGGTGCAGATTGCGTCTTGATCGTGCCGACGGTGTTTAAGGTGCGTTCCTTCAAGGTGTAATGCCCTTCGATCTTTTGCAATCCGGGGAGGTCTTGCATCTGCCCATCAATCGTAATATAGGCATTCCCCTGCTTGCCATTAACTGAATCTTCGATCTTCAAATAAATCATATTATCCGTTCACCTCCACCGTCATATAGAGTTTTTCCATGCTATCCACCGGCTGAATCGCCATGCTCACAACAATACTGTCCGCGTCGGTTCCGGCGGCTACCGTAATCTCGGCGGCATCAAAATTCTGGATGGCATCAGCAGCTTGCACGGTATTGAGGTACTTAACAAGCGCCTGCCGGAAGAGATCGCGCCCTGCGGCGTTATTGCTGATTTTGCCGATAAACTGATTTTCGAACAATCGCGTGACCGAATTTGCAATTTCATCCCCGGTGCGGATAAAACGATTCTTGCGCCATACTTCACTTTTGTCATCATCAAAGGTAATCAATGTATTGATGTCTTGCTCAATGACGATTACACCATCTGTACGCCGGGAAATCACCATAAAGCCCTGCGCCAATGCCGCTTCAATTTCCGCATCAGATAGTGGATTGACAATGTCGATTGCATCGGTAATCTCGGCGTAGGTATTAGATGCGGCGATAGACGCCCCCGCCGAAGCCCCGGTAGCCCATGCTACAAATTGCGTGGCACTGATCGTTTCGGTGGCGGTGCTATAGCCTTGCTTCGTGCTGATAATGCCCTCATAATCGGCGGCATCGTTATAAACGACGGATTGCACCTTCTTCCCTAGGGTTTCGCGCATAACGCGAATGTAGGCTTCTGCCGCTGCCGGTAGGCCGCTAACCTCGACGGGGAACCCCATGACCTGCCAATCGTAGGTTTTCATCAGCTCCATGTATTCCTGATAAGCCGCCAGATTGGAGGTGCCATTGGTGCCACCCTCTAGGTCGGTTGCCACGGTAGCCGCCAGATCGCCCGTGCCGCTAAATGTCACCCAGTCATTATCTACCAGAGCCGCGATAGTAGCCACTCTCTGGCGGTCTACCTCTGTATCGTCAAGATAAGTGACGATGTCAAAAAGCGTATCGGCGGATAATACGGCGACGCTTAGAGCATTGCCTCTTGTGCCGGGGTGTAAAGCTGTGGCGGTTAATTCTCCCAGCGTCGCATCAGCTTTGGCACCACCGGAGTCTACCCGGTAGGCCAGCAGCTTGTAACAATTTTTTAAGCATTCGCGGAATAAAACCGATTCCGCTGCGCTGATTCCGTATCCAATTTTTGCCGTGGCGTTACCGTCCGCAAAGTCAGCGGATAAGATCTCAACCACTTCTTCTTCCGGCCCCCAATCCATTACAAGGGGCATAGTAGCCACGCCACGGGAGGCAATGCCGGTATCCGTTTCTACGGCGGCTTTAAAGTTCACATAAGCGCCGGGGCGGGCCTTAGTCTGTGTAATCCAGGTTCCACCTGCCATATACTTATCACTCCATTTCTAATTCGATTTCGCCCATTACCGGGGGTGCTGTCGTTGTTTTCGCCAATATCCGGGTAACCGTAAACTCAAAAATCAACACGCCATCTTCGGTGTGATAATTCATTTTGCGCCCGAATATTCGATCATCGTTATATTCCATATCCGCAAGCACAGAGGTCAATTTATCCGCAACGGCGGCAATTGCTTCGTTGCCATCATCGCTAATATAGTGCACGACATACCCCTGATCGCGTTTATAGCGGTTCCCCAATTCCTGCGCGTGGTTAGATTCCAGCGGCAGAATGAAAAAGCAGGGTTTGACAAGCGCTTGCGGCACCTCATCAATATATATTGCATGATCTTCAAAGGCCGTGCCTAAAGCATAGCCGATGATAGATACTGTAGCCTCCATAGACACCTCCTTAGATCGATTTCACCCAAGCATCAAAAGCGGTTCGGAGCCGGGCGGGCATTTCGCGCTCAATTTGCTCCATCGAGAGGCGGAGCATATAAAATCCCTTGACATATTTGTCCGTCAGCATCATTCCTGTTTTAGCATCCGGATCATAAACAAATTTGCCGCCTACCCATACCCCCGGAACCCATCTTCTCCGCTGCCAATGCCCATATTCAAGGTACGAGGCATATTCAATCGGATTAATGATGTCGATTTCGTAACCATTAATCCCTTTTCTCACCTCGCCGATTTTCCAGCTATTTCTCAACATACCGGTATCAACAGGCGTTCGCTTTTTGACTGCTGCCAGACACCTTAACCCCATTTGCAGTAAAAACTTCCGGCAGAAGGTATCAAATTCGGCGTCCATGCCAACAAGCTGCTGCCGCAATTCTTCCAGGCCCCCCGTGTCAACCGCAATGCCCATTTATGCCTCCCCTTTGTATTCAAGCGGCACCTGCTGATGAGATAACGGGTACTTGTGTGGTAATCCCGCCAGGCACGACAGCCCGCGAATTACGATAGTGTCGCCAGTGCGAATATCCACGGATTGGGCACAGAATAGGATATAATCTGATTTTACCTCGTTTACATCCTTGACTGGCGCGCCGGTCTTATCGGCGGTGTTGAGCGATAAGTGGCCCGCAATATTCGCCGCTGCCAAGGCAAGAGACTGCCGGGTGATTTTGTCGGCCCCGACGGTGTCGGTCATTCGGTAGATGTCAAAAGTATCATCATAAATCTTCGATAACATCTCCTAACAGCCCCCTCCTGTAGCGGTTCAACTCCCGCGTGTACCCCCGTGCAATATCATTGTAACGGTCGGTGGCAGTTTGGCGATCGGCGAAGCTATACGATACATCGCCCATGGTCAGTCCAGACAGCGGCCCGGCTACCCCTTCGGTGCTTGCCGATTCTGTCATTGACACAATCGCATCAATCGTCATGTTCGCCCATGTGTAATTAAGCGCGGTCGGTACCTCTTCAATGTGACAATATCCTTTAATGTAGGATTCCGTTTCGCTGATAAGGATTTCCTGTAGCGGCGTCAACTCTTCCAGATTCATCTTGGCAAGGATGATTTCCTCAACGGTCATTCTTCATCACTTCCCCGCTTTTTTAGGCTTAACTTCTTCAACCTCATATCCGTGCGCGGCGAACCATTCCAGAAGGTGGGGATCGGAGGTTTCACCGATCCCCTTTTCAAACTTCACCCCCGCAGAAATGCCGGTATAGCCAGGATTGGGCGCTTTAATTTTTGCCATTTTGCCCCTCCTTAGATGTTGTTTGCGTTGACATATACTTCAACCGTAGCGGTTACAGCGGCGGTATTGGCATAACCAGCGGGCAAGGTGCCCAAGGTAGCCGTAAAGGTGTAGCTGGCATCGCCAATAGCGGGATTGTATGTATCGGTATCAACCCAGGTTGTGACAGGCACGGAAACAGACCCGCTATTGGCCAGCACGGTCGTAGGCAATGCGGCAATAACCGCCGCCGCATCGGCATATGTCGTATCTCCAGCCAAGCCAGCAAGAACATCGGGGATGGCATCAAATGATGTAATCTCAACATCATCCGCAACGATAATCTCAATTGTGGCGGTGGCCGCCGCCGTATTGGCATAAGGCACCGGCAAAGTTCCCAGCGTCGCGGTAAATGTGTACGATCCCGCCACATTAGGATTGTAGGTATCTGTGTCTGCCCAGGTAGTGACGGGCACCGGGACGGTACCGGCATCGCAGTATACCGCTGTGGGCAAGGTCGCCCTCACGGCTGTGGCATTGGCATAGATGGCTTCTCCCTCGGTGCCAACGGACCGGGAGGTAAGCGCCGTAAATGAGGTAATCTCAATCTTCATCTCGGCCAATTGCGCCTCAATAGCGGCAACTAAAGCCGCCTTGGTTAATCCTGTAGTCAAAAGCCCATAGTAGGGCGCAAGTGATTGTAATTGCGCCAATGTGAGGTAATCCAGGGGAGTTAATGTGTCTACCCCCTCGACTACCGTATAGCCCTTCGCGGTGAACCATCCCGTTAAATATGTGTTCGCATCGGGGACGGCTGCCGCACCATTAAAAAAGTCCACCCCATAATCGCAGGAGTGGGCCGCATTTGGTGAATAGATTCTTGCCATTATTGTACCTCCTTAGGCTACTTTGATTCTGCGAAACACTGCGGCGGCCTTGGTAGCTTTAAGCACAACGGCGGCATTCATTTCAACCTCACCGGTTTTCACAGCCCCAGCGGTGGAGAAATCAGGCAACCAGGATTGTACCGGAGCAACCCCTGCCATGCTTACGGCGTGGAACCCATCCAGACCCAATCTGGCGGCATAAAGCGAAGTTTCACCCCCAACGCTTGTACTTACGACGGGATCATTGGTTCCCGCTTTAGCGCCAAGATCAAGGAAAGGGACATTCCCGTAGCTTTCGATCTGCTGCCCAAAATCATTCTTGGTGACTTGATACATACCGGCCCGGCGTGATACCGCCCGAAGTTTAGCAATCATTTTAGTATTGCCAGCCAGGAAGGACGGGGTGCCATCTAACAGCATCAAAAATTCATCAAGCAAATCCAAAAATGCCGTATAGTTCGTAGTTACCAGTGCCGAAGTTGACAAGTCAATCGCGGCGGCGGTGTTATATTCGGTAGACGACCCGGCCAAGGCTTTTTCGAGGCCATCAAAGGAGTCCGCATCAACCGCGCTATCGCCGTTAATGACAGTGTCATTAAACAGTGCTGCAGCCGCCTTGGCTTTTTGCTGAATTTGCAAGGTCACTTCGTCGATAATCCCGCCCATATTCGCGATTACGCGGTCAATCTGGAAGGACCCGCCGAAATGCTTGATATCCGTGGTGTAGCGTTCCTTGGTAACTTCCTGCGGGGTATATTCGCTATTGACCGCGCGAAAATCTGCCGTCGGCTGCGTAATCAGCCGGGTATAGCCGTAAGTCAGCGTGGCCCCGCCACCCGTGGGGGATACGCAATCGTCAAATGTGATATTATCAAACAAGAAACTTGATTTTTGAAATTCATCGATAACGCCTACTTGCAAGGCGTCCTGTACATCGAGTTTGGCTTGTGCCAGTGTTACTGCCATATTCTTTTACCTACCTTTTTTATTTTTTTGCGCCGTTCGCCGCAAGCGTCGCCGCTACGGCCTCGGCAAGATTTTTCGGAGGAGGATCACCCTGCCCGCCTCCCTTGGGCTTGTAATTGTAGCCGGTCTGTTGTTGCTGCTGTGGCGGCGTCTGCTCAATGTCGAATAGATAGCCGTGCGCCTCTTTCAAGGCGGCCAACTGCTCATCCAACCCATTGAGTTTGCCATCTTCATATTTGATCTTTTCCATGTCAAGCAAAGCTTTTGCGGCTTTCGCGCTCTTGGCCTTATTGCCGATCAACGCCAATTCTAAGGCGCTATCTACCTTAATTTGCTGATTTGCCGCCTCGGCTTTTTCGGCCTTTTCCTGCCATTCCGTGGCGGCTTTCTTCACCGCCTCGATGTCCATACCCTTAAACTCTTCGATCTGCTTATTGGCTGCTGTGAGCTGTTTTTTGACCGTGTCGTATTCGCCCTTTGCCGCTTCAATATCTTTGCCGTTTTCTGCCATGATTTTTTCGATGATCTCGGCGGCAATTTCCATCTCTTTTAAAAACTCTCGGTTCATGATTTACCTCCCCAATTACGCTTTTGTACGTGGTTGCATCACGTATTGTCCCGTAGTTTTACGACTTCGGGCCGGTCGATTTTTGAACATATAAAAAGCACCTTGCATTTGCAAAGTGCTTTATAGGCTGTTATTTTGTTTTATTTTTTTGGGCGGCTTTGCGCCATTCTCCATAGATCATATCCCCATCTACCGCATAACTCGATCCGTTTTCTGCCCTAGCAGCTCTCTCGCCGTCCAAATCGGCAAAATAGGGGATTGTGGTACAACGGCAAAGCGGATGCATCGGCGGGTAATTGACCCCGACCAATTCCTTACCTACCTGGAAATGTTTGCTGTCCAACCCCCCGCATTCTTCGCAGGTACGGCTATCCAGGGTTCCCAGAAATTCATATTCTTCAACTTCCAATTCAACATACATATCGCTAGTAGATTGATTCAGAATGAAATTTGTCTCGGTGCGGATAAGCCGCTGCGCCCGGTATAGATCACCGCCCTTACTGCCGCCCTCCTTGCCTAATCCGGCGTCCCGGATTGCGCGGCTCATCTCTTGCACCGATTGACCTCTGATTAACCCTGTAGTTAATACCCGGTTTAGACCGTCGACGAACCCCCTTTCCAAGTCCCAAACGTTTGCGCTATATGATTTCCCGTTCCAGGGGTATTCCATCAACTTTTTTATCGCCCCCGCGCTGGGGGCCGAAAACGATTGCCCGACGCCCAATTGTGCAAACACTTGATGCGCCGTCCGATAATAGGAATCATCGTAGACCTTGCCATACATTCCGATGCTGTCTGATTCGATAGAGTTGTACAGTTTTTCACCCTCTATCATAATAGAGGCTTTCATCGCCTCAATCCGCTTCACCCTGGCACGGGCAGACAACGCCTGTAATTCCTGCCGATGTGCTTGCCTGAGATCGTCATCGGAGGCGGTTTTGATATAATATTCCAAATCCTGCTGGAACTCTTTGCGATCATTATTGGAGAGATAATCTACCGCATCGGCATATCTTAGCTTATTATCGACGGCGTATTTATTGTAGATTTTCACGATGTCGGCATCAAGGGCCTTGACAGATTCCTTAAACTTGGCCTTCATACGCTTCTCATAGTCTAATTCTATTTTTTCGGCGGATAAAACCTTCTCTTCGGCCCGCTTGACCCAATAATCACTCGTCGCCATCTTCTCCACCTTCGATAGGGCCGACCTGCTGCCCATAATTGTCCGGTTCTTCGGCGCGTTCTTCCTTCAATTGTTCCATTTCCATTTCGACGTCCTCGACCCAAGGATGATTCATCAGGATGGATTTCTCGCTGATGATTCCCGCGCTTGCCTGGGCGATCTGCGCGGTTTCTAGGTCGTTGGAAATCGTATTGCGAATGAATGTTTGTGATATCTTTGTATCTTCGCTAACATTGAGGTAGTGTAATATCATTCGTAAAAGCTGCCCGAAGCCCACGCGAAACTCTGTTTCCAAGAGCCCCGCCTTAATCTCTAAAAGGCTATATAGATACTTCAAGGCCACGCCCGAAGCATTGCCGAAATTATCGGGATCAGGATCAACCCCTTGCCCGGAGATGAATATTTGTCGTTTGAGAATTTCCAGGAATTTGACCCTTGCGTCAACCGGGATCTCAATTTTCATTGTCTCGACGCCGCCGGAAGAGATGGAATCACCGTCAACCTTGATTGCCTTATATTGCTTCAATTCAGACAAGAAAGTATTCAAGTCCTCCCCGCCGTAATTGCGTATCACGAAGATGATTTCCTGGATATCCTGCAAATCATTGGCATACCCGGACACAACGAGGTCATACTGATCTATTAACTCTTTATACATTGTGATGTCACCGCTTCTAGTGCTGTTGTTGTAAAACGGCACAAACGGCACATATCCCATATCGTGAGTAATAATATTAGTATTTGACCCGGCAAGCGGCATTGTTGAAATCCCCTGATTCCCCCGGCTTTCGTAAAATTCGGCGTCCGTATCCGTCCATATTTCGTACTTGGTAACGATTTCGGCATTGTCATCCCTGGATTGATAGACCCGTAACACGGCCATTAATTCTTCGTCCAGGTCTTCCCCATACACCGGGATTACTTGGTCGGCCGAAACATCGGCGAATTTAAACACGCCCTTATCATCCACCCAACAGTGGAGCCAGGCCACGCCGGTATTAGATGCTTCAATGGCCAAATCCTTGCATTCCCGTGCAAATCGATCACCTAATACCTCCATGATCCGATCATTCAAGGCGTCATCCCCGGAATCAAAGGTCGGCGGGTAGGTGAAGATATAGGCCGATTTTTGATTAACAAGGAGCTGGTGCCAATTGTGGGGAATGCGGAAATCAGCATTTCGCAGCGGGTTTTCTGCTTGCGCCAATTTTAGTTTGATATCGGCAACGCCGGTCCATG